CGTTGACAAGCGGCTTTCTTGTGGACTTGCGAGGTATACAACACAGTATTTCATTATATAATATATTTACTGGAAATATGTTTATATTTAATATACATCTGTTACAAAAATGAAATTAAAATTCATTCTTATAATAATATTGATATTGATATTATCATATGTATCGCCAATAATATATGATATAAAAACAAACAATATATCAATAAATATGTTTTCAGATATAATTCAATCGCAAACTACAAAAGAATGTATAGAACTATATAGAAATGAATGCAAAAATAGTAAGTTAGCAAAGTCTAGCATGATCATTGTTATAAAAAACAATAAGATCACACATAGCTCTTATAATAATACGGCATGGGAACAAAGATATGATGGATATAAGAAATTGATTGAAAGAACACTAAATCATCACCGCATAAAAGATTGTACTCTTAAAATTGCACTGGGAGATCAACCAATAAAAGGATATTTTAACTTTTGTAGGAAGAAAAATGCTAGTGGTTTTTTTTTAATTCCCAATTTTCGATTTATGATAGATAATGTAGTATCTGGATCTTATTATAACTTTAAAAAAAAATCATTAGATTGGGACGATACGTTGGATTACATTTATTCTAATGATACAAAATCTTTCCATGATAAGTATGAAAAAATGTTATTTATTGGTGGAGACCAACATATCCAACGCAAAAAGTATTTTGATTTATTATATAAAAATCATAGTGACGATTCTATATACGATGGTTATCACTGGAATAAAAAACAAAACAATTCTTTGAACAATATTGGAAAAGGAGGAAACACGTTTCTTTCGTTCGATACACATTTCAATTATAAATATCCAATATATATCGACGGATCTACCAATTCAGATAGATTCAGATTATTCATGACATTAAATTGTGTGCCCTTTTATTGCAAAACGCAATATGAAGAGTTTTACACACATCTGTTGAAACCAAATAAAAATTATGTAGATTTTTCGGATGTATCTGAATTAAAAGATCTATACAATATGTGTAATAAAAATATAGAATTATGTAATCATATTAGAGAGAGCAATAAAAAGTTTATTCGTAATGTATTAACAACACAGAATATGTACAAATATATCAGTGAATTATTGAACCAATTGAATTAAACTCTTTGTTTAATTCATTTTCGATAGTAAAAAATAATATAGAACATAATCTATACTATGGCAATTCTATTACTGATTTCAATCCTATTATTACTGTTCTTTTTTTTATTATATATATACTTCTTGGAATAATAAACAAAATGAAGATGAAAAAAGCGAAATGAAAGAAAACGAAAATTGTTCCTTTCCAATGATTCTCGATGATTTTAAACAAGTACAAGTTTACCATAACGTAGATCCTCGTACCATTGCTAAAAAATATAACATAAAACAAACACAATATTCAAACCCTATACCAAAACAAGAAAACTATGAATTGGGGTTTGTCTCCAAAACGGAAAATATAGACACCAAACAACAAATCCCTCACTATATATTTCAAACATGGAAAACAAGCATCCTTGAAAAACCGCTTTTTGAAAACACAAAAAAATGGTTTGAACTCAATCCGGAATACAGTTATTTTTTATTCAATGACACACATGTGGAACATTTCATACGCATCGAATACGGTGAACGGATTTTACGTTTGTATCAAAACCTTCTTGTAGGCGCATTAAAGGCTGATGTTTGGAGACTCATGGTCATGTATTGTTATGGCGGAATCTATTTTGATATGGACAGCGAATTGAAAGAAGAACATCCATTTCGTACTTGGGGCTTTGGAGATAAACAAGTCATTACTGGTAAAGGCTCTGATGGAGCACCGCATCAATGGGGATTGATCTATACACCAGGTCATCCCATTATCAAAAAGTCCATAGAAAGAGTGTTATTTCAATTATACCATCAATGTTCAAATAAATTATTACAAATTGCATACTATCCATACGTGAATACATTTCTGGAAACTCCACAATTTACACAAGGATGGAAAGATTCAATGAATGGAAAGGTTGTATTTATAAATCAAGAAAATAAAAAGGCCATGTTGAGTCATGAATCACATTGGCAAACGAAAACGAAATTTTTTAAGAACAAAGTCCCATGATTATAATTTATCTTTCATTAATAGTTTCTTATGCTTCTGCGCCAACGCCATCGTTTTTTGTCTCAATGCCAAAACATTTTGAGACGGGTTCATCATAAACAATTCATTTCCATTAATGTCATACCGAGGCTCACCCCCCTGATTACTACAAAAATGATTATTCAATGGAAAAAACAGCGACGGCTGGTACACCCAATTATACCAATCATCGCAACACCAGTTCATGATTTCCTCGGGGAAGAACCAACCGAATATTTCCATATGTTTGCGTGAGACAAAAGCCTGTGTTAAGATGCGTGCATTGTTGTTGATCGGACCAGTCAGTCCATAATCGTCATGGCTTTTTAGAACCATGATACAATCATTCACCCAGCCCTTGGTCGCAAAGTGAATATCATCCCCACATTGAAAAAAGTAAGTGCACTTTTCATCATAGGCTCGTTGAAACAATACATTCCACATTTTGGTTAAATGCCCTTTTTTGATTCCATCCATATAGATGAACTCAAAATCAATATAATGAATGATCTTTTTGAACTTAAGCACTTCGGACTGATTTGTTTTATCGTCAAACACAGGATCTCCACGGTCAATACCGATATAAAATCTATACTCGTGTTCATTATTGTGGGTCAATAAAAATGTTTTTAGAGACAAATTATATAAATAACTTTCTTTCATGTTCTTCCAATTACGGTTTTTTGAAGTACAAGGAATTAATAATGCGATTCTTTCCATCTTATATATACATTACTTTGGAAATTAACTTTATTATTCTTTTTACACAAACAACTTATTCATATTTTGAGCTTCAATGCTATCTTGAGGGACTTGATATAACAAGTCCATTTGTTCCTTGGATCGAAACCGGAAACTGAAATGCTTGTTTTTGTCTTGTCTCCCAATCCGTCCAATGCACTGAATAATCTTTTCTTGACTCATGTTTTTCATATCTTTTCCCAAATAACAATGGGAAAACTGATAATTTGTACCGTAAATATAATCGCTGTTTGCAATGATCAAATAGAGGGACTTTTGCTCCGCAAGGTCCTTCATGATTTCCACATAACTATTGTTTTCCTTTTTTACATCTTCTTCTAAGACGTGTTCGTCTGTACAAGGCATTATTTCATTGGAAAACACCCCAACCCCCATGAGCAGCAATATTTTATACAAAGCGTGAACTGTATACAACTGCATGACCTCTTTTGTCTCTTTGTCTCCTACATAGGAACTGTATACATCACTTTCGTCATAGTCTACTTCTTTGTCACGATTCCATTTTGCATAGTGATCGCGAGTGTTCGGTTTAAACTTGTTGTCAATGCGCAACTCTTGTATTTTATTTTCTAATGATTCAATTTCTCGGTGCAAATCCATAATGTCGGGTGGAAATCGCATATTTTCCATGACTTTCTCATTGTCTTTGATTTTTTCGATTTTATCTTCATAATCTTTCCGCTTTTTACTCAACTGCTCCGATATACGTGTGTTGGCGTTTATTTTCTCTTGAATGATTTTCAAAACAGAAGGATCCATTTTTGTCATATGTAGCAAATACTTACATATATTTTCTACTTGATCGCTGATATACAAAGTTGGACCGTTCGTCAAGCTGTTTGCGTGTTCGGTCGTGATATTACACCCAATATTCTCGTGAGGCGTCGTGTTGAGGGGGTATATTGTGAAATATTCTCGGCGTATTTTCTCCCATTGTTCACCAGGTATTTGCTTTAAACATTCCACATAACATTCTTTTATTTTTTCCAGATGAAAATCTTGAATCCCCAAGAGACAAGTCTCCATATACCCAGGGGCAATATGATCGTTATAGAAACGCAGAAACTTGGCACATTCGCTTCCATTATAGAACTTGTAATATTTACAGTCCTGATATTCTAGAAATCGCACCATTTCTTCGTGAGACTCATAATACATATGAGGCATCAACACATTTCCATATTCATCATAAATCATTATATTGGAGACTTGATCGTGGGTCTCGATATATTCAAAGTAAGTGTCTGAATGTTTCGCCTGAAAAGAGGACACCAAGGCGTGTATGTTTTCTTGTTTCGGTAGCGTTGCGCAAGAAAAGACCACGTTGGGGATCGAATGACACCCCCAATTATGACGTATACATTCGTGTAGCTTGTGATCAGGTACATCTAAACCAATGGTGGGTTCATCCCAAAACAATATTATGTTGTCAAGGGGGTGAAATGCTTTCATATACAACATGGCACTTTCGAAAGACAAGAGATCACAAATCATCAATTCCACATTCTTTCCATCGCTATGATCGGGTAGTTTTCGTTTTCCAACCATTTTATAACTATTAATCGCATTGTAGTTCAGTCTGATTTGATCAATGTCTTTACACCCAAATGCAAACCCCAACTTTTTCTTCAACGAAAATGCACTTTTTGCCAATCCAAGACCAATATGCTTGGAAGCACATACAAACAATACCTTATATTCGGTCGTCAATGCAATAGGTGTCAGCGTCTTTCCAGAACTCGTGGGAGCACAATAAAAGACAAACTTCGGTTGGTCTTTATGTTCTCTAAAAATACGATATATATCCTTCTGATGTGTATACAACGAAAAGGCTTGATATTGATGCGCTTGATTATGTTCTAAATATTTTGAAACGTTCTTCATCATATAAGGTAATTTTAGTTGAGGTAAATGATTTTCCAGCACCTTTGACAATAACATCGACAAACATTCATTGACTGACTCTTTATTTTTACTCCAAATGATGTGAAGAGTATATACAGAAAATAGATACTTGTGATTTGTTTGATAGTCCTCTTTTGATTTTTTTTGTAGCACTTTTGAGATTGTTTTTAGTTCTTGAAGCAAAATAAACTCAATCAATATGCTTTCGTATTTTCCATGGCCTTTTTCAAACAATTTGAGTGAGTTCTTCATTTTGATTTTATCCGCCTTGGATATTTTCAATTCCTTTTTCGATACACTCGGCAAAATAGCATCCAATGCAAGGACATTCTTTTTATTTAATTTTTCTATTTTTTCCTTGAATATTTGTTCAAATATATATTGATCAAATGTTCTTGATATGTTTAAAAACTCCCGAATACACTTGAAGGGGTTATACTGGATCGTTGGATCTTGATATCCATCATGAATCATTTTCAAAATATGTTTCTCTCGATCACTTTCCAATGGTTTTTCAATCATATCCCATTCCGATTTCGTTAATTTGGTTTGTTGTAGAAAGTTCATAAGCTATACTTATTATTCCAGGATCTCTTTAAACTTCAATTTTATTTGGTTTATTTGTATTTCAACAAATCCGCACCACTTTCCGTTGTAGGAAACAACCCATCTCCATATATTTCCTGGAGACAAAGCCATTCAAATATACCCCCAATATATAATTGAACCCCCTTAAATCCTAATTGTATCAATTGATTTTTCTTACGAATGACGGTAGCGTCATTATAATTTTTACCGTACACAATAATACGCGTATTCCACTTTTTATCTTTCAAAAGCTTATTTATTTTTGTCTCTTCTTCCTTTATGGGAACGGTATGATAAATCAAACACCCTTGTTCTTCTTCACTCATTGTATTAATCAACAAGAAAGATTCTTGGGATTTCATTAATACTTGTAATTCTTCAAAATGGATTTTTGGAATACTATAAGCATTTCCCATAATATCCTATTGTGTATTTCTGTTTAATTAATTAAAACGAACAATTATTTCCACCTTTTCTTGACGAAACGTTTTCACGGCATTCATGGAAAGTTCCTCCCGTTTTTTACGAGTATTTTCGTGTTTTGGTGATCTACGGGACTTGGATAAGCTATTGTTTTCATTCATGTCATTTTCAATTTCATCATAATGATGTTCAATATAATCCACAATTTTATTCTCAATGGCCCATTTGAAAAAGTTCATTTGACCTATTGTGGTTTCAAAACTATAGGGACTTCCTTTTTCAACGGGTACTTGAATACGCTCCCATCGACAAAAGGGGTCAAACCTTTTCTTACTGTAGGCTTTTAGCTTCAGCTTATAGTCTTCATACACTTTGAAGCGGGGGGTTTTATCTGTTGCATACATGGTGAAATTCTTCTTCGAATAATTGGTAGAAAACCAGTCGACAATACGCAATGAGATTTTCGACGTACCATTGATAATGGAAAGCATTTTATGTAAACGATCTTCTTGATAATAGAACTCCATTAATTTATCCAATAAAATGTCATTTTGACTACAAATCGATAAACTCATTTTGAACCTTTTTATAAAAAAGGGTTTAAGTGGTTTCAATTTAATATTAATTATATGATTGTATTACTTCGCGAATTGTTTGAAAATCAGTCTGATCATATGTTTGTTGATTATATGAAAGAACAAATGATTCAGTTATATCGTCAACTTACCACTTGTGAAATGATTCCGTCCAATATTTTTCTATTTATTGTACGTTCTCAATTTATTTTTGTAGACATTGATGAATCCATGACAATTCGCGGTACGATTACGGCGCTATTGGAAAAAAAGATCATTCACCAAGGAGGTGTAGTATGCCATATTGAAGATCTGGTAGTGCACGAAAAGCATCGATCCCAGCACATTGGTTCCGATCTCATCCAGCACGTCATCGATTTTGCAAAAGAAAAGGGTTGCTATAAAATTATATTGAATTGTAATGTTGAGGTAGAATCTTTTTATGAAAAACTCGGATTTCAAAGTAAAAACAAAGAAATGAGCCTCTATTTCTAATCCAGTTTGGAAATACAAAGTTGTTTTCCGAACTTAAAATACTCGTGATTTTCATTGCGTCGTTGTAAATTGCAGCGGAGACATGAAATACAAGTATTAGAACCATAATGCCCAAGATTATTGTCAAATCTTTCCAGCGACCATTGTTTTTGTTCATTTTTATTCTTGTAGATGAGACAAACGGAATCCTTACAATAATAACATTGAAGAGAACTGGTATATAATTTATGAATTAACTCGTTATAGGTTATGTGTTGTTCTTCATCATATCTTTTTTTCTTTTTGTCTTGACTTTTATACGATGCATATTTTTTCTTAATGTCTCGAACAATGGGTTGAAGATATTCTGGAATATGCTCATTATTTTGAAGTATTTCAATATAGGTGTTGTGTTTTTCTGTATCATAAATATCTTCCAATGTTGGATCATATCCCTTTTTTAAAAAGGGATCGTCGAATAAAATGGTTTTCATTTATATTGTTGTTATAGAAATATTGTTTAAACACTTAAAGATAGATATACATAATATGAGTCAACCCAAAGAATGCAAAGAATACAACACGTTGAAATATAAAACAATGATTACTACGGGTCAAAATATTGATTCACCCATTAAGAATGAAACGAGCGTAGATGATTTGAATGATTTTTTACTACAAGAAATGAATGACAATAAGAAGCAACCTTGGAATAAGTTATCGAAAACAGATAAATTAAAAAAGATAACCACTTATATTCAAACTATATTAGTAAAGAAACACAATTTGAGTGATGAAGAAATACGCAATACGTATAAATATATGCTCACATTGCTTGATCGTAAAAAGATGACAAAGAATTCGGAAATCGATTATGATGAAGAAACCGGAATCGTTCATCATATTCATATTGTGGTCTTTAATAATCAGACTCGGCATTTTACACTGAATAAAGATTTCAAAGCAAGCAGTAAGAAAAAGTATCATGTGTCCAAAACAAAAACCGTGAAGAAAATAAAAGAGGTTGACGAATAAAATTGAAAATGGAGTTAAATAAATCTACATAGGATATGTACATGGAACTCAGTTCAGAAGACGAAAACGATTTCATACAAGGATTAGGGTATGCAATCGTTGAATTAGTATCAGATATCCCAGCTATCATGATGCATCACTACGATTATGATCTCTATTTGAAAAATGAATTGTTTTCCTCCTTTGAAGGAATCATGGATTATGATCTATATTCCAAATATTATGACCAACATATTGAACAAATCATATCCCGTGAACATATAACGTATCGATCTTTCAAACATATCAACGATCAGTTTGATCATTATCCATCGAATCATACTCAAATACATTATTTGAAAAATGTCCCTCAACCCGCGCAAAAAACGGAAGAATGGTATACGTTTCGAAAGCAGCATTTGACGGGTTCCAATATTTGGAAAGTATTTGGTACGGATTCATCGGTCCGCCAATTGATTTATGAAAAGTTGGCTCCAAGTGATAACAATGCATCGTCTTCCAAATCATCTTTGGGAGATACTCCCCTCAATTGGGGTCATAAATACGAGCCGTTGACCAACCAACTTTACGAGTATTATAATGATGTAACCGTAGAGGAGTTTGGCTGTATTCCCCACGAGTCGATCCCCTTTTTGGCGGCTTCTCCCGATGGAATTGTCACTTCGGATAAAAACAATGGTCGTATGATTGAAATTAAGAATGTGGTGTCGCGTGAAATTACCCAAACACCCAAAATGGAATATTACATTCAAATGCAGCTTCAAATGGAGGTATGTAATTTGGATGAATGCGATTTTGTAGAGACAAAGTTTGTAGAATATGATAATGTAGACGATTTTGAAAAAGATAAATATAAAATAGAAAAGGGTATGATTATGGTATTGATTCAAGATAATAAAACCCTTCTCTATGAATACTCTCCCTTGTTTGAGAATCGTCGCACTCGATTAGATCTCTTTATTCAAAGTGTTTATGACAAGTATCATTTGAACATGGATACCATGGAACACAATGGGGTTCGTTGGTTTCGCAATGTGTATTGGAAATTGGATACATATTCTTGTGTGTATGTACCAAGGAGTAAAGCTTGGTTTCAAGAAGCCTTTCCCAAGATGCAAGAATGTTGGAATACCATTGAAAAAGAGAGCAATGAAGAAAACGCCTACTTGAAATACAAGCCTCGATCTCGAGAACCTAAAGATGTGGAAAACAAGGTACTTCAACTTATCAATTTAAACGACTGAAAAATAGATTTAAACCTTGGGATGTATATATAATATAATGACTACAACATCGTTGGATATGTACGTGACCAAGCGTAATGGCGAAGTAGAAATTCTATCTTATGATAAGATTCTAGAGCGAACGAAAAAAGTAGGAGAACGAATGAATATTTGTTTGGATTATCCTTCATTGATTACGAAGGTCATGGACCAGTTATACAATAAGATAAAAACATCTCAAATTGACGAATTGATGTGTGAAACGTGTGCTTCTCTTGGAACAACGGATTATGACTACTATCATCTTGCAAGCGCTCTTTCCATTTCAAATCATCAAAAAGAGGTTTCCATGGATTTTGTGAAAAATTATAGGACTATTTTTAATAAAAACGAAGGATATTTGGATGAATCTTTTTTATTGCTTGTTGAAAAACATGCTTCTTATTTCCATACGATTCTAGATTACGATCGTGATTATGAAATTGATTTTTTTGGTTTTAAAACGTTAGAGCGTGCTTATTTGATGAAGCATGATAATATCATATGTGAGCGTATTCAACATTTGTGGTTGCGGGTTGCGATTCAAATCCATGGAGAGAAATTGGATAAAGTCGTCGAAACGTACAACGCATTATCCCAAAAGTATTTTATTCACGCTACTCCTACTTTATTCAATGCGGGTACAAAGCGCCCTCAATTGAGTTCTTGTTATTTGATTGCCATGGAAGACGATTCCATTGAGGGCATTTTCAACACCCTTCAAGATTGCGCATCCATTAGCAAATGGGCGGGGGGTATAGGTATGCACATACATAATATTCGATCTAAAAATACAAAAATTGTGGGTACCAATGGAAAATCGAATGGTATTGTTCCCATGTTGAAAGTGTTTAACAGCACGGCTCGGTATGTGGATCAAGGAGGAGGAAAGCGGAGTGGTAGTTTTGCGATTTATTTGGAGCCTTGGCATGCGGATATTGAAGAATTTTTGGAGCTCCGCAAAAATCACGGAGATGAAGAAATGCGTGCTCGTGATTTATTCTATGCTCTATGGATACCCGATTTATTTATGAAAAAAGTAGAAAACGATGACTATTGGTATTTGATGTGTCCAAATCAATGTCCTGGATTATCGGAATGTTATGGTGATGATTTTGAAATCGCATATAATCGTTATATTGACGAGGAAAAATACAACAAGCGTATTAAAGCCCGATCGCTGTGGTTTCAAATATTGGACAGTCAAATGGAAACAGGTACTCCCTATATGCTATATAAAGATGCCATCAATAAAAAGTCAAATCAAAGTAATGTAGGTGTGATCAAATCTTCGAACTTGTGTTGTGAAATTACGGAATATAGTGATGAAAAAGAAACAGCAGTATGCAATTTAGCAAGTATCTCTCTTCCGCGCTTTGTCGAAAAGGTGATTCAAGGGGATACTCCAGAAAAGGTGGTTGTGTATTCCAAGACAACGTGTAGTTATTGTAAGATGGCGAAAGCCCGTTTGGAAGAGTTTGGTATCTCTTTCGAAGAAATATTGCTCGACGACGACGAAGAACGGCACGCATTTTACAAGAAATGCAGTATGGAAACGGATCAAACGATTCAAAGCGTCCCTCAAGTGTATGTCAATGATGTGCATATTGGAGGATGGACTGACCTGAAAGATATACTCACCTTTGCTTTTGCACACAACAAATTGGAATCGATTACGGAAGTAGTTGCTGAAAATCTAAATCGTATCATTGATTGTAATTTTTATCCTACGCCTAAAACGCACGCAAGTAATATGAATCATCGTCCCATTGGAATTGGTGTTCAGGGGTTAGCAGATACCTTTGCGAAGATGGGTATTTCTTTTGACAGTGAGGAAGCACAGACATTGAATAGGGAAATATTTGAAACCATATATTATGGATCGATGCGGCGTAGTTGTGATCTATCAAAGGAACGGTATTTGGAGGTGTGTCGTTTGCAAGAAGAAATCATTTTCGATTTGTTTAATCATATTCCCGGATATTTGAAGTGGTTTGTGCCGCTATTTAGAAAGAATATGTATAACAAGGAGTTTACTTATTTTGAAAAGGTTAGTATAGAACCTCAGATCCCACAAGAGATTTCAATGTTGTATCATAAACATAAACCAACCATGCAAGAAATATTTGGAAGGGCTTTTTACGAAGTATTTGAATCTTACTTACAAGTACAAAAACAAAAATATGAATATCAATATGATCAATATGATCCTTTAGATGAAAAGCTAAAACTGTTAGTTCGTCAACCCAAACTCCACGGCTCTTATTCTTCTTTTGAGGGGTCTCCATTAAGCAAAGGACAGTTTCAGTTTGATCTTTGGGGACATACTCCATCGGATCGCTATAACTGGGATGAACTTCGTAACGAGATCATGACCTATGGAGTTCGCAACTCTCTTTGTGTTGCTCCGATGCCAACCGCGTCAACGTCTCAGATTTTGGCCAATAACGAATGTTTTGAGCCCTTTACAAGTAATATGTATTCTCGTCGGACGTCGGCGGGAGAGTTTGTGGTGATCAACAAACATTTAATGAATGAGCTCAAGTCGCAGGGGATTTGGAATACGGAATTGAAAAACGAAATCATTGAGCAAAAGGGATCCATTCAAAAAATAAAATCCATTCCACAAGAGATCAAGCAAAAATATAAGATTGTATGGGATATGTCCATGAAGCGTCTTATTGATATGGCAAAAGATCGAGGCGCTTTTATTTGTCAAAGTCAATCCATGAACTTATGGGTGGAAGATCCAAATTATAAGAATCTTACATCCATGCATTTTTACGCGTGGCGATGTGGATTGAAAACCGGAATCTATTATTTGCGTCGCAAAGCGAAACATCAAGCTCAACAATTTACGATTGAACCGAAAAATAATATTATAAATGAAGAACAAGAAGAAGAACCGTGTGAGATGTGCTCCGGATGATCATCCCATTGATTTTAATTTGAACGATTTACGATGATATGGACTGTATCCATGTATTCGAATACCGTCGGTGTGTTGTTTTGTTCCGTATCCTTTATTTGTAGATAATTTATATTTTTCGTCGTAATCTGGGTTTGCTTTTACGAATTCATCAATGTACGTATCGCGGGATACTTTCGCTAAAATAGAGGCCGCACTTATGGCCTTACATCGGTCATCTCCCTTGATCATACATTCATAGGAAATAGGATACATCTTATTTTGATAGAAATACACAAAATCTTTAAAGTAATTTCCATCTACACATATATGAAAATCGCGAAAATGGTCTGGTGTAAAATCAGGGTGATTTTCAATATATTGGGTGATTACATTGAAAATACTTTTGTGCATACTTTGTTGGGTCGCTTGAAGTATATTGATCGTATCAATCATTTCATGGGTCGCATAATCGATACTATAAATGGTAGATTGTTCTTGAATGTATTGAAATACTTCTTTTATTTTTTTCTTGGATGTAAACCTTTTACTATCTTTGAGAAGAGACAGATCAAAATCGTCTTGTGAAGGAAGAATAACTGCACTCGTGTATACATCTCCAAATAATGGTCCTCGACCCGCTTCGTCTACGCCAATAATAATTTGAGACATGGGATGGGAAATATTTTTATCTTATATATACAATCAATTTTATTCTTGTGTGTATATATAAATGTTTAAGGACAAAAAGTTTTTGGCTTTATTATTATTTATTATCATTATTGCATTCTCTATCCTTTCTGAATATAACATATTGGAAACAATGAAGATGCCTTTACAAAAAACAAAAGAAAATTTTGATGATACGGTCCCTAGTTGTGATTATGGAGTTGACGTACCTGCTTGCTATAGTACGATTGTAGACGAAGATACACTATACAATTATAACTACTATGATGATAATTACATCCTCAAAACAGAAGTGGTTCCTCCTGTTTGTCCTGCGTGCCCGAGTTTGATCAATGGGCATAGCCATGAAGAAAATGTGGGCGAAAGTACATCCATTTTAGGCACAGATCAGGCAACAAGTGATGGAGATATTAATGTAGTATCGCAAGAACAAACCACGTCGGTTGAAGAAAACACCAATACAAATACGAGCAACACGAGCAACACCAGCAATGTGACAAACATATACAATCCAGAATCAAACAATGAAAATCAAAATCAAAACTCTACTTCAAACCAAGGACAAGTGTCTATGCCATCATTATCCTCTGGAAGTTCGACGGAAGAATACCAAAAAGAAATTGAACGATTGAAATCGGAATTAAACAAACTAAAACAAAATAATGGTGGTTCTTCCGATTCATGTCCTCCTTGCCCACCATGCGATCGATGCCCAGAACCTAGTTTTTCGTGTGAAAAGGTTTTGAATTATCGGTCTCCAAATGTAGGAAATTACCTTCCTTTGCCGGTTTTAAATGATTTCAGCACTTTTGATAATCAATAATTATCTTTCAAACGCATGGTTCGACATTTATCATTCATTTGAAAGGTTTCGCATTTTAATTGTTGAGGGACAATTTTAATAATACATTTCGATTTATTTCCATACAAAGGATCAACACATCCCTTTTCCTTTTGTTTTTTTTTCAATGTTTTTCTTATGATTTTACCTTTGTTACATCGTGCTCGAAAATGCTCGTATCGTTCTCGTACATTTTTATACGTTAAACCGCTTTTCTTTTTCAACATTTTATTGATTAATTCATGCAAATCATATACATACTTTGAAAATGTATATCTATTTTTCATATGTTTATTTTTTAAAGGTAAACATTTGAAGTTTTCTTTTAAATTGATTCGACAGTATTTGCAAGGAAGTACATATTTGAGTTGATGAATAAACCGTTTGTATTGTTTTTTATCTTCTTTGGTTGGATGTAATGGATAATTGAAACTAATGGTATGTAACGAGTGCCATAAACTGGGCCCCCATACTGTGGTTAACATCCCATCTCCGCTTTGAAAATCTGCTTCTTGAAATACACTTTTGCTTTTTTTTCTCGTCTTCCTCATTATATAAGAGAAATATTCTTTTTTAGATCAAAAAATAGAGGATTTCGATTTACGTTTTTCATACAATATCTTGATATTGTTCTGAATCAACTCCACTTGATTGACTGTTGGAATATTGATATTTTCGTTGTATTTTTGTTGAATGATATCGTGTAAATAAATCTCCATATTTCCATTGTTTTTGATGTGAACTATTTTTCCAGTAATATGGTCTTTAATGATCATTTGGTTTATATGTTAGAATAATTTTATATCATTTATATATATGAATTTTTATATTTATATTGCTCTGAGTGTTCTGTTCATTCTCGCATGTTTGTATTCTGCCTACCAGTATTATGTATACTTTGTAAACAAGAAAGAATCGACAAATTATTTAGAAAATAAGGAGTTTTTAAAAAAAGCTTCTAATGTTCAATCGGAGCTTTATTTTTTTCACACTCAATGGTGTCCGCATTGTAAGACCTCCATGCCTGTGTGGGAAAACATTCAAAATAGTACCCGATTCAAACGATTCAACATTCATTTTATGAGCGTGGATTGTGAAGACAAGAAAAATGCCGCACTTGTTGAAAAACATAAGATCAAGGAATATCCCAGCTTTGTATTGACTGCAAAGGGAAAGAATTATATATATGATGCAAATCTAAGTTCTGAAACACTAGAGAAATTTATTGTTGCGGTTTATGAAAAAATATAACTAAAATAAATATAGTAATAATTTATATTTATTTTACAATGGCGGATATTCCTCATCTTAACATTGATGAATTATATGAACGCAAAAAAGAAACAGATACTCAAAGAGTGAATATATACAATAAATTATTGGCAAAGATTCACAATAAAATAAAATTATCTTCACGATTGCGTGTAGAAGATGAGTTTTGTTCTTATGTTATGCCTGAAATACTGATTGGGTATCCAAACTATAATTTCAATGAATGTATCATATATATCACAAGTTGTCTCGAAGACGACGGGTTTCTCACAAAATATGTACATCCTAATTTGATATTAATCTCTTGGCGTCATTGGGTACCCCAATATGTGAGAGACGAAATCAAGAAAAAAACGGGGAAAAACATTGACAAGTTTGGAAATGAAATACAAGAAACGTTTGTCGTTGATAAAAAGGTTCGATTTTCACAAAAAGAAAAAGAAGACAAAAAATACAATAAGGAATATAAACCGAGTGGAAAATTCATTTATAGTAATGATGTATTGTCCACTATTAAGGGTATTCTATAAACGATCTAGGATGGATTTAGAAATCCTCGAATACCATTTCTCATGGTATGAAGAATATCTTGTGTTCCTCCAGAAACCTCTTCTAGCTTCTTTTCTTCTTCGGTTGCAGGAGCAGGCGCTGGCGCGGGCGTAGGAGCAGCCTCAGGTGCATTTGTAGGGGTATTTGTAGGGGCATTTACAGGAGCAGGCGCAGACTCAGGTGCATTTGTAGATGTATTTGTAGGGGCATTTACAGGAGCAGATACAGCCTCAGGGGCATTTGTAGAGGCATTTACAGGCTCCGGCGTAGGCGCGGGAGCAG